GGTGGGTTTTGCGTTTGCGGAGTGCGGCGTGACGTCTCGCATGTCTATGCGGTGTACCGCCCTGCAGCTCCATGCAGTGCCGCGCGAAAAAAAGAAGCAGGCCAGAGGTTCGAATTCCTCTGGCCTGCTGCAATGTCTGGTGCACCGTTTGCGCATCTCCTCGAACCGAGGTGTGCGCAGTCGGCACGATTATCTTCGTTAGGATACCACGAGCGGCCTAGGAAACAACCAGGCGCATGCCGGGATAAATCAGGTTCGGGTTCGAGATGCCGTTCTTGGCGGCGAGATCCTGGTACGTGGTGCCGTACTTTGAGGCGATTCCGGAAAGGGTGTCGCCGCTCTGCACCACGTATACCTGCTCGGTTTCGGTCTGCCCGTTGATGACCGCCATAACCTCGTCGTAGCGCGGCCCCAAAACAGCCTTGCGGCGGCTGCCGTTGCCGTAATCGCCTGCCCAGGTCTCAGCGGCCAGATCCTCGGCGGATGCCGTGAGGATGTGGTTCACGAGCGCCTGCACCTCGGAGTAGCGGTTGCCCAGCGCGTGCTTGCGGTCGTCGCCGTCGCCGAACTCGCCCGCGAGCACCTTTGCCGCGAGGTCTGCCGCAGGCGTCTCGTCGATGCCGTGGATAAGCGAGTCGGGATCGCCGTTGGAGCCGCCTGCCATTGCCTCCCACTCGGCGCGGGAGATGTAGCACTTGTTGATGTCGAGGTTGCCCGCCCAGCCGTCCAGACGCCCGCACGAGGAGTACTGGCGGATTGCGCAGTCGTAAGCGCCCTCGTTCCATGGCGCGTCCTGGTAGCCCGTGGGGTTCATGTCGGCGTACTGCGCCACCCACGTCTTGGCCGTGGTGAGGTTCCACGGGAACACGCTCTTGCTGGCGTAGATGCCGATGCGATCCATGCTCACGCCAAGCAGCTCGGCAAGGCACTCGGCCATGGCCTTGAGGTATGACGTGTCGCCCCACGCCTTGTTGCCCTTGTCCTCCCAGTCGATGAAGAACGCGGCCTTGCCCACGTAGCCCTTGCAGTGCTCGTAGAAGTACTCGGCCTCCGCCTCGGCGTTGCCGCCGTTGACGTAGTGGTACACGCCCACGAGCTTGCCGAGGCCGATCGCCTGTTGGATCTGGCGGTCGCAGTCGGGCGAAACGTAATGCGTGCCCTCGGTGGCCTTGCAGATAACGAAGTCGAAAGGCACAGCCGCGAGGTTGATGCCGTTCTGCCAGTTGGAAATGTCGATGCCGTTCATTATTCAGCGCTCCCTATAGCTATGAAATAAGCCCAATTCACTTGTTCGTACTGTTCGCGGCTCAGTCGCACTATGCCCTCGCAAGGGTCGTGGAATGTTGCCGTGGTTCCATCCCACCCGCAGAGCAGGACGATGTGACCGCCGTAGCTCTTGCCGCCTTCGCGCAGCCGGCCCGTTAGGCTGCAAAACACCATCCACCCGCTTGCCGCCTCGTCCAAGGCGTCATCGGCGTTGTCGTGGATAGGCGTGTAGCCCAAAGCCTGGTCGTTCGCGTTCATCCAACGGCAGAACTTTTCCATGTCGTTCACGCCGTCGGTCAGGCACGACTCGCCAACGAGATCGAGCATCTGCGCCGGCGTGCAGGTTTGGCCGTATAGCCATTCCCATGCCATGGCCGCGCACGTGAGGCCGCAGCCCGATGTCGCGAGATCATCGCCAGCATAGGAAAGCCCGCCCCAGCGCTCGTCTGCTTGGAGGTAGACGGGCACCTCGGCGGGCTTGTCGAGCGGCTTGTCGTAGATAACGGGCAAAGGCTCCTCCTTTGGCGCCTTCGGCACGTTCGAGGCGATCAGCGCCACGTCGCCGAAGGCGGTGAGCATTGCCAGCAGCGAAATGGCGGCGGCTATGCGCGCAAGGCGCTTGCCGCCCATGCCTAGTCGTCCTTCTTGGGCGTGCCCATGGCGAGCAGCGCGTCGAGCCACTTGTCCGTCACGCCGACTGCCTTGAAGGCGGCGTAGGCCACCTGCACGCCGCCTACCGCGGCGAAGATGGACGTAACCCACGCCGTGGGGTCAGTCGGCATACCCCCGGCCATGGCCGTCAATGCGCCGCACAGCGCCGATACTGCGATGGCCGTCCAGCGGGCGACATTGCCGGTCATCGCCTTCGTCTTGATAGCCTGCACGATATAGGGCACCACGAGGACGGTCAGCACCGTGAGTCCTGCCTGTATATCAGTCATCTTTATCTCCCTGTCTCCTTGTTGTACATGAGGTCGACTCGGTCGTAGATATGGTCGACCTTCTCGGCCATGCCCTGGCTACGCGCCTGGCTGTGGACCAAGTCCGCGTGGAGGACGTCATTTGACGCGACAACCGACTCCATGAGCGTTTTCATTCCTTCAATCAGGGTGTTGCTGCGCTCCATCTGGGCGGCGATGCGCCCCTCCATTTGGGACCGCTCGCGGTCGCGCTGCGCCCTCTCGTCGACTTCGGCCTGCTTGCGCTCCTCGCGCTTCAGGTCGAGCTCGCCCTTCCGCTGGTTCTGACGTTTATACTCCTCAAGAAATTGTTTCCCGAAGTAGAACGCAACGAGCGTCAGGAGCACGCCGCCAAGCCAAGCCGGTCCGTAAGGCGCAAAAAGCTTGAGCACTTCCATCCTGGGTGCCCTCCTTCCGCCTATTCGGCCGTGTACTCCTCGCCGGTGATCTCCTTGTACTCGTCAGCGGTGATCCACTTGCACTCGACAGCCTTGTAGACGCGCGCCTTGCTCCAAAGGTCTTTGTCGTAGTACTTCTTGACCTTCGCGAAGTGCTTGGAATGCTCAACGGTTTTCTTCGTAGCCATTACTGGTCACCTCCCACGGTCATGAGCAGGTAGTCGATGTTCGCCGTGTTGGTCTCGGTCTGCGTCGGCTGGGACGCCTGCTCGCGCATCTGTTCGAGCAGCGCCGGGAGGTCGGGCACCTCGCCGTTGGCGTAGGCGGCGAGCGCGGAGGTGTAGGCGAGCTTTCGCGCCTTCCGCTCCACGTACTCGTCATCGTCGATAACGCCCGCGTCGTGCGCCGCGTCGGGGTCGCCGATCTGCGACAGCAGGTCGCGCAGGGCGTTGACCGCGGCCAGGGTGCCGTCTCGAAGCTCGTCGGGGCGCGGCATGTCTTCCTCAGTGTCCATGCGGACTCCTTCCTTATCGGGGAATGTGCCGCCATCGTATTAGCGCCGTGAGATTGCCTGGCCGTTTGGGCGGGGGCGAAGAAAGAAGGCGCGCCGCAGCACGCCTTCGCTGTCTTGGTTATTTCGTTTTCGACCCGTCTAGGCCGCCGTTTTGAGTTGCCGTTCTTCCGCTATGGCGAGGGCGTTCCGCCCGAATCGTCTCTCGGGCTTGGTTGCATTGAGCAACCCCCCCCCGCGAGATTTTCGAACAGGCTGCGGTACAGCGCGTCCATGGCCAGCACGCTGCGGTGCGCGTCCAAGTGAGCCATGCCGCCGCGCCAGCTCTGGTAGCTCTGCTGCACCTGCTCGGGCGTCATGACCCCCTCGGCCACCATGCGGGCCATCTTCTTCAGCTTGCGTCGCTCGCGCGTGATGGAGTTGCGGCACGGCTTCATGACGATGCGGCCCGTTTCGGTGTAGAAGATGCGCTTCTTCAGCCACGTGAAGCCGCGCGTCAGCTTCACCACGCGGGTCTTGCGCGGGTTCAGCGCGATGCCGAGCTTCGCGCACTCGTGCTCTATCAGCAGAAGGCACACTTGCAGGTACTCCTTGGACTCGTGGATCAGGTAGAAGTCGTCCATGTAGCGTCCGTAGGCCTCGGGGCGCAGCATCTCGGCCACGTAGTGGTCGATGCGGTTGGGGTGCGCCACCGCGCATATCTGGTTTGGCTCGCTGCCCAGGCCCAGGCCGACCTCGCCCTGCGCGTCTATCAGGCGGTGCTCAAGGGCGACCACGCGCGGGTCGAGCAGCGCGTCGGCCACCTGCCGCTTGACCGGCTCGTGGGCAATGCGCGCGAAGTAGTCGGAGAAGTCGCCCAGCAGTATGTAGCCCTCGCGCCCATGCCGCCGCCAGTGGTCGGCCAGGTGGCGCTTGAGCAGCTTAAGGGCGTAGTCGGTGCCGCGCCCCTTGATGTTGGCGGAGTTCGCGGATACGAGCGTGGGGACTATCGCGGGCACGAGGGCGTTCTGGGACAGCGACTTCTGCACCACGCGCTCGGGGAAGTGCACTGCACTGATGTGGCGCAGCTTGCCGCGCTCCCACAGGTCGAAGCGGATGAAACCCCGGCATATGTCGCGGCCCTCCAAAAGGTCTTGGCGCGATTTCACGGCGTTTCGCAGGTAGTCCTTCATGTACCGCTGCGTCGAGGCCTTCCACATGACGCCACGCGCGGCCTGCTTGGAAGCCTTGCACAGGCTGTTGAGGTCGGCCACCGTCTCAAGGGTGCACGCCTTGACGCGCTCGGCCTTGGCCCTGGCGCGCTTCTCCTCGCGACGCTTCCGGCGTGCGGCCCGCCTTTGCTCCGAGTTCATAGAAGGCACCCCGCACGGCTTGCAATGTGGCTCTGACAGCCGCTTGAGGTATGGCCATGAAACGCGGCGAAGCCACGGAGCGCCGCGCCATGCAAGCAGCGTCCGGCCACCCTCGCGGGGTGCGTATTTACGGGCTCGCGCCCGATGGTCGCGCCCTCCTTCCTCTCCGCGCTCTGCTTTCGGCCCGCTGGCCTACTCGGTCTGGCAGTAAGGGAATCCGGGGCGGGGGCGAACCCAGGTGTACGTCGCCGAATTGTAGTTGGCATTGCCGTTGTTGTTGACGTAGCACACGTTGGACGAGGAGCCACCCATGACGGAACGCAGCCACCAATTGTACCGATATACAAGGCGGGACCGCCGCCCATTATAACGAACGCAGGCGCTCTAGCTCGGCCTCGGCCTCGGCTATGCGCTCGTCGGTCGTTTTCTTGCCGGTGACGCGTACGTTCTTGCGCGCGCCCTTGAGCAGTTTGATCTCCTCCTCGACCATGCCCGCCAGCGCCTCGAAGCGGTTGGCGTTCACGGGCAGGCCGATGTCCATGAGGCACTGCATGTCGAGCATCAGCTGCTCGCAGTCGGCTATCGCCAGCGTCAGGTAACGCTTGCGCTCAAGTGCGTCGAACGAACTGTTGGGGTAGAAGCAGTCGGCGCGGTTGACGTTGTATACGATGCTGCGCGCGGTCTCCACCGTGGGGACTGCGTTCAGCAGCCTGTAGGCTTTCGGCACGACCGACGAGGAGGCCATGAGCTTGTTGACCTCCACGCGGATGGCGATGGCCTGCGTGAAGAACTTGTACTCGGACACCTCGCGGTTTCGCTGGTAGACGCCGCTCATGGCACCTCCCGGAAATAGTGGCGAAAAAAACGGCCCGCTGCGCGGGCAGGGATGCGACCGCGCAAGGCGGTCGCATCGAAAGAGAAGTATAGAGCACTCGGCTGGCTAGCCGACGAGGAAGCCGGGGCGGGGGCGAACCCAGGTGTACGTCGCCGAATAGCAGTAGGCATAGCCGTAGTAGCCGACGTAGCACACGTCGGACGAGGAGCCACCCATGACGGAACGCAGCCACCAATGGCACCGAGTTCCGTTCAAGCGGTGCGCGGTATCGCGGAACAGGTCGAACTGGCAGTCGAAGCCCACGCTGTAGCCCTTGGTGCCCCACACTGGGCAGCCGTACACCTCCATCTCGGAGGGCGACCACACCTTGCCGATGTCCTGCCAGCTCCAGCTGTTGGAGTCGCTGAGCGCGCCGCTCGTGCTGTAACGCTCCTCAAGCAGCACGCGCTGGGTGAGCAGGTACTTGGTCAGCCCCTCGGGCAGGCACGCCTCGAACAGCTTCTCCCACGCCTTGAGGTTGCTGTTCAGGTACGGGTTCTTCACGTCTGCGGTGCCCTGGTTGGTGTTCGCAGTGTTCCACATCAGGTAGCTGTCGTTGGCCACGCCGGTGACGGTCTTGGCCACGGCGACGGGCGCGGACGCGATGAACGCGATGTGGTGGCCCTTGGCGCTGTCGCCGCACTGGTAGTACGGGTCGAAGTGCGCAAGCAGGAAGCGCACGGACTGCTGTGCCGCCACGTTTGACGCGCTCACGAGCGGCACGTCGATGTAGTCGCCGACGCGCAGCCCAGCGAAGTTGCCGGCGGCGATGCGCTTGTGCAGGGCGTCGTACACCGTACCGCTGCCGATCTCCCCGGCAAGGATGGTGGCGATGTTCTGCCCGCCGTACTTGCCGATGAGGCTCTGGCGGTTGTACTCCGCGTTGTTGAGCGCCAGCTTGGCGTTCTCTCGGGCCGTGCCGTCGATGAGCGTGTAGGTTTGCCCGTCAATGCCGAAGCGCTCTGCGTTCACTGTTGCCATTTGAGTTTCCTTTCTATGCGAGCACGATGGTCGTGCCTGATACCGAGCAGGTGGAGCCGAGCGTGACGGTTCCGTTGCTTATTGACGCCTTCGCCGACGGGGCGTAGACGGTGCCGCCCATGAAGAAGAACTTGCCCGTGGCGTTCGCGAGCATCGAGGCCAGCTTCTCGTTCTGGCTGCGCAGGTCTGCGATGTTGGAATCGCCGACGCTGCCCTGGGCGATCGAGTTGGCGATCTGTAGGGCCTGGTTTGCCGCCGCGTCGGCGCGCGAGGCCGCGCCACTGGCGGCAGCTGCGGCGTTCGACGAGGCCTGTTGGTCTGCGATGTGCTCGTCATGGCGTTTCAACTCGGCCGTCTTTCTGGCGGCCTCGTTGCTTTCGCGCGTCGATTCGGCAGACTTGCGGGCGCTCTCGGCGCTTGCTCGCGAGGACTCGGCCGTTTTGCGGGCGTTCTCGCTGTTGACGCGGGCCACTTCGTTGTTGGCGCGGTTCACCTCTGCGTTGAGGCGCGAGGTCTCGTTCGAAGCCCTTGTCTTCTCGGCCGAAACCCGCTTTTCCTCGGCGGCGTTGGCGTTGTCCATGGCCGTCTTGCAGTTCGCTGCGGCCTCTTGCGCCGCTTCCGCCGAATCCATAGCGATGGTCGATGCAATGTAGTAGATCTTGCCGTCGGTCGTGCGCACCCTATCGACGTTCCCGTTGGCGTCGAGCATCAGGGCGGCGTATTGGGTCGTTTCTGCCATCAATACCTCCCTTACTTGGCTATTAGGCCCGTGACGATAGCCTGCGGGCCGATGGTCTCGACGATGCAACGGTCGCCCGCCTTGGCCGCCGAGCATGCCGTGGTCATCGGAATCCCCGAGAGCGTCGTGCCGGATATGGCGACCGCGAGCGTCGCGCCCGAGACGGACTTCACGGTGCCGAAGCCCACGGAGTGCCCCGAGCCGCCTTGCGGCGAGAACAGGGCGGCGAGCTGTTCGCCCGCGTCGGCTATGGTGCTAGCGTTCAAATCGCCTCATCTCCAATTCCATCGGGCATCCTCCCACGAGGGTGAGAGTCTGCTTACGTATCGCGAAGTTCCCGAAGATGCCGGCGCTCGGCCAGCGAACCTCGATGGCGTCGGAAACGCCCACGGGCGCGTAGACGTGCGTCACCTTCAGGCGGTGGATCGCGGATTGCTGGGTACGCAGGAGGGTCGCCGCCTCGGCGTTGGCGTTGGCCTGCCGTTCAGCCGCCGTGGAGCCTGCCGGAAGCTCGCTCTTCGTGTACTTGGCCGACTTGCGCCAACCGCGCGTGACGGTCGAGTACTGGCTGTTGGGGTCGGAGTCGATTGCCGTGCCCCTTATGCTTTCGTCGGATGTCGAGTAATCGACGTGCACGACGTTCGCCACGCCCGATTTGTCCAGCTCCTCGGTGCCGCCGTCCTCGAAACGCGCCCACTTGCCCTCTTCCATGACCATCGCTGGCGCGCGCTTGTCAGGCTCGACGTAGCGGCGCAGCAGCACGCGCCCCATCGGGTCGCACGACGCCGAGCTGAAGCCCGCCGCATCGAGAAGAGCGTTTACGGCCTTCAGGCGGGTGGCGTAGTTGCTCTCCCCGTTGCCGATTGCCCCGATAACCCACGTGGTCGTTAGCGTGAAGTCGGACGGGTCGGCGATAACCTCAAGGCCGACCTCGCGCAGGAGCTTCGCCGCCTCGCCGACGGCGTTGCTGCCAGCCGCAAGCGAGCGCGGGGCGTCGAACTCGTCTTCCGCAACCTCGGACAAGCGGCCTGATAGGTCTGCTTCAGACGAGTTGTAGCCAGTTGAACGCTTTGGCGTCGATACGACGAACGTACCAAGCGGCTCCGACACCGTTGTGTCGTCCGGGAACGTGGCATCGAGGTAGATGCGCAGGAGGTCACTACCGAGGTCGAGCGTTCCGAGGTAGTCGATTTTGCCCGTCTCGTAGCTGGTGTCCTGGTTTCGCTCGATGCTCCCGCCGTTTCGGATGTTGCGCAGTCGCTCGACATCGAGGCCGGTCTTTCGGTCAACGCGCATAAAGCGGTACGAGGCCGCGAATCGCTTTTTCCAATCAGGCATTGCTCGGCTCCTCGAACACATCGTGCTCGACCTTCGCCGATGCCGACCAAAGCCCCGCAGATTTAAGCGACTCGTTGAACGTCATCGCGCCGAACGCACGCTCACCGGCGAGGCCGCGCCACCAGCCCTGCCACTGTGTGCGCATGATCTTGCGGAACAGGTCGTGCCCGTCTCGCTCAAGCAGGCAAGAGGCCGATGTCGCAAGGTCTGCCTCATCGAGCGCATACGACTGCGGAAGCCCACCGTTTTCCCCGCCGTCGGCGAAATGGAAGCTGTTGAAGCTTCGCGCCGCAGATGTCGAGTATTTGGCGTCAAGCTCCATCTTGAGCAGCGCCGAGGCATCCTTGCCGAAGTTGAGCGCCATGCACTCGGCGTGCAGGTTCGCCTTGGCCTCGGCGTAGGAAGACGTTCCGTTCGCCGCAGTGCCAGTTGCGCGGTACTTGAAGTCGGCGTTGAGCGGCGGCACGCGGTCGATGGTTTCCTGGGCATCGAGCAGGCTCGACGTGAGAAGGTGGTTGTCCTCGTCCAGCACGCGCTCGACCACGAAGCCGACGCATTTCGACGCGTCGCCAAACACCAGTTCGTCGCCGTCGCACGTGATCGTGCCGAGCATGGGTATCTCGCCCGTGTCCTCGTCGTAGGCCATCGGGCCTATGATCGTCGTCTCCTCGACGCTGTAGGCGGAAACGCCGTTCTCCACCTTCACGTGGCACGTGAGGTCATCGCCGTACGTCACGGTGATTACGGGGGTTGCCGGCTCCGCCCAGTGCGTCTTGAACCGGCGCGTGGCCGTTTTCGACAGGCCCGAGCCGCCCGTCACCGTCAAGGTGAGCAGGTAGTCGATTCCGTTCTTGATGGTCGTGTAGCTGCCAAGCTCAACGGGCTTCATGCTCGTCACGTCGGCCGTGGCTATCGTCGCTCCGCCGACCTCGGAAAGCGTCAGCGTGGCATTGGCTATCCCTGTCTCGTCGGAGGCCGATACCTGAACGGTCATCGGCACGGAGTCGATGAGCACGCCGTCGGTCGCAGGCGAGGCAACCCAGCACGACGGGTAATCGGCGACCACGAACGGCACGTAGTCAGACCACGCGCCCCAATCGGCGTGCAGGCCCTTGGTGCGAACGCGCACCCTCCAGCTGCCCTTGGCGAGCGACTTCTTAATGCTCTTCGCAGTGGTGACGCTTTCGGTGATCGCGCTCGGGCCGCTGAACTCGACCTGCGCGGCGGTCTGCTGCGAGCCGTCCGGATGGTTCGGAACCCACGACACCGCCGCCTTGCTTCCGGTGGCCACCACGGTCGGCGCGGTGACCTTCGGGGCGAGCGGCGGCGTGATGGTGGTTACCGAGTTCGACTTCACCCACGCCGAGGCGAGCGAGCCGCGCTTCGCCTGAACGCGGTAGACGACCGTTCCGGCTGGCGCGGCCTTGTCGTGCAGGTCGAGCCATGCGGGGTCTTCGCCCTCGGTGGTCGTCGTTATGTCCGCCCACGTCGAGCTGCCGTCGACAGATCGCTGGACGCCCCACGCGTTTGCGTACGCCGCGGCGCCGTACACGCGCAGGGTCACCTCGGTAGCGCCGGCCTTCACGGCCTCAACGCGCGACGGCGCGTTGGGCGTGGTGTAGGTCGTGCCAACCGACGCGTGAACGGAGTTGCCGCCGGGGCCGTGCGCGCACAGGCGGTACTCGTACTTGTGCCCGGCCTTGGTCGAGTTGTCCGTGTAGTTCTGGACGTCCCACGAAACGTCGGCGATGTTCACCCATGAGCCATCGTCGGTGCGGCGGTCAACGTAGACGCCCGCCCACGGGTAGGCACCGTCCATTCCCGTGTAATCGACGTCCCAGGTTATCTTCTGCGACGTGTCGGACACGCGCTGCAGCTTGCAGTTCTTGGGCGGATGCGGCTGCGAGTAGCCGCGCTGCGGCACCCATGCGTACACGGTAGCCCACGCGTCGCCGCCGGCAGAGCCGTAGTAGTTGTTGTACGTCTTGCCGTAGACGTGCACCTGCACCGGGCAGTTCCAGCCGCTCGCGCCGCGCGGCACGTCCACGTCAAATGTCACCGCGTCGCGCGTCGCCCAGTTGCCGTAGTTGTTCAGCACGACGTCGCGCGAGCTGCGCACCGAGCCGTTCACCACGACGTCGTAGTGCGTTCCGTACTCGGCGGCGTACTTGTCGTCGATCGCTGCGGTGACTCGCAGGCGAGTCGTGGTGTCGTTGACGTTCCACTGGCTGTCAACGGAGATGTAGCCGCGATACCAGCGGTTGCGGCCCGCGATCTGTATCTCCCTTGTGTGCTCTCCCACGGGCTACCTCCTCGCTGTGGATGAGCGGCGGGCTGCGGCAACCAAGGTGTCGATGGCGTCGGCCACCGCCACATCTGCGTTCGCTGTAGCTCCGTCGATTGACAGGTAATAGGTGTCGCCACCGGAAACCGAGCCGACGGCTGCCGCCGCCCCGGTCTCGTAGGTGACGCTGTTTCCGCCGAACGACATGCTCAGGTCGTCGGCGAAGCCCGATACGGTGGCCTTCACGCCCTCGAAGCGCTTCTTCAGGCCCGCTTCGAGGGATTGCATGATCCAGCCGCCGTTCGGGATGAGCAGGCGCAAGTCCTTGCGCTTCGGGCCTTTGAGGCTGGCGATCTTGCCCGCGATGCCGGAAACGAAGTCGTACACACCGCCGATGCTCGACTTGATGCCGTTGAGCAGGCCGCTGACGATGGAGCTGCCGGCGCTGTAGAGCAGGGAGCCGAGGTTCCCCAGTGCGCTCACGATTCGCCCGGGAATCGACGACACGAAGCTCACCACGGAGTTGATGCCGTTCGACACGCCGTTGCGGATGTTGCTCCACGCGTTGTTCAGGATGTTGCCGACCGCGTTCCATGCTGACGACCAGATGGATTGCACCGTGGACAGGCCGCCCGATATGAACGACTTCACGTTGTTGATGCCGCCTTGCACGGCAGTCTTGATGCTGTTCCACGTGCTGGTCACCCAGTTGCCGATAGCGCCCCAAATCGAGTCCCACACGCTCTGGATGAGCGCGAGGCCGTTCTGTATGACCGCCTGGATGAGCGCAACGCCGCCGCTGATGACGTTCTGGATGATGCTCCACACGTTCGCTGCCAGTGATTGGATGGCGCTCCAAACGGAACCCCAGTCGCCGTTGATGACGCCCAAGGCAATCGTGATGATGTCCTGGATCGCCTGTATGGCGGACGTCACGATGGCCGAGATGTACGGCCAAACGGCGTCGATAACGCCCTGGATAGCGGTCATCGTCGATGTGATTATCTCGACCAAAACGGGAAGTACCGTGGAGACGACCGTCTGGATAAGCGTGCATGCGTCAGATATGACCTGCTGGATCAGCGGCATGTTGGCCGTTATGAGGTCGGTCACCTGCTGGATGATTGGGCAAACCGTCGTCGTGATGGCTAGCGCCACCTGGCCTACCGCGTCGATGATCGTTCCGATTACGGGAACGAGGCCCGATACGATCGAGGCGATGACCGGCGCGATTGCCGCAACCAGCCCGCCGATGGCGAGCGAGAAGCTGTTCACGACGATTACGGCGGCGGCGAAAAGCCCCTGAAGGGGTTCGGCCAAAGCCGTGAGGCTCTGGAACGCCGGGGTGAGCGATGACGCGATGCTCGAAGCGATGCCGACCATGGAGTTGCGGAACGCTTCGTTGGTTGCCATGCTGTAGGCGAAGATTGCCGCGAAGGCGGTGATTGCCGCGACAGCGACCGCAGCAGGCGCGGAAAGCGCCAGAAACCCAGTGGCAACGCCCTTCAGAGCCGGAACGATGCCGCCCGTAAGCGAGTTGGCAAGCGCGCCGAGCACGGGAATCTGCCCGATGAGGCCGCCAAGCGACACGGCGGCTAGGCCGGCCAAAGCGGCGGCGGCCACCTTTCCGCCCGTACCGAGCTGCGAGAGGTCTACGCCCTGGATCTTTTCGGCCAGGCTATCGAGGAACCCGCACACCTTCTCGACCGCGCCGCCGGTGCGCGTCAGGTTGCCCTGCGCGTCGTAGGTGACGCCCAGGAACTCGCCGAAGGCCACGGTGAGCGGCTTCAGCGCCGCACGGCACGAGTTCAGTACGCCTCGTATGGAGTTGAACACAGGGATGGCGGAGTCCTTGAGCGGAGTCATCCAATCCTGGCCGATTTTCGAGAGCGCGGCCTTCATGTTCGCCATGGAGCCGGTGAAGGTCTCGTTCGCCGCCTTTGCCGAATCGCCGAACGCGGAATACATGGCGTCGGAGAAGGTTTGGAAGTCGATCTTGCCAGCCGTGACCATCTTGGAAACCTCGTCGGAGGACTTGCCCAAGTAGGTCGACAGCGTGGAAATCGCGTTGATGCCACGGTCGGTGAACTGCGCGACCTGCTCGCCGGAGAGCTTGCCGTTCGCGGCCACCTTGGCCCAAATCGAGGAGAGGTCGCCCAAGTCCTGGCCGAACGTGGCGGCTGTGCCCACGCAGCCGTTCAGAGCCTTTTCCATGTCGTTGCCGGCGGCGACGCCAGATGCGGCGAGCTGGGCGCACGCCTGCGCGGCGGTGTCGAAGCCGAACGCCGTTCCGTCAACTGATTGCTGGATTGTGCTGTAGAAGTCGCTCCATTCGAGCTTCATGCCCTTGAACATCGTCTGGGCCTTCTCGATGTTCAAGGCGCGGCTCATGCCGCCGGTGGCGGCGAGCGTGGTAACGCCTGCTGTAACCGTTCCGATGGCGTTGCCAATTGACTTCGCAACGCTGCCGAAGCTGTTCGCGAAGTATCCCGCCACCTGTGAGCCGACGCCCTTGGCCGTCTCGGTGAGGCCCTTGAGCTTCGATGCGGAGCCATCGACGCCCGAGTCGAAGTTCGAGCCGTCGTAGGTTCCCTTGGCGGAGAGAACGTAATCAGCCATTCAGCTTGCCTCCTCCCCAAGGCGTCCATGGCGGGTTCTTTCGGTGCTGCTCCTTCAGCGCGTCGATCTCCTCGTAGGTGAAGGAGTCCTCGCGGAAGGAGCCGTTGCGCTTTTTCCAGAGCTTGTGGCGCTTCTTGGACAGGCAGTTGGCAACCGCCACCTGTACGGCGTCCTTGAAGAGGTTCGATTGGTCGACGGTCACGGTCTCAAGCTCTTTGCGCACGAACGCGAGCTGCACGGGCGTGTGCTGCGCGTACTGCTCGTAGTCCCAACCGAGCCTGGCGGCGAAGAACGCGAAGTCGGCCTCCCTGCGGAACAGGGCGGCGTCTTGCGCGGCTTCGCCGCTTTTCGGCTTGGCGGTGAAGTAGTCAAAGCCGGTGAGGCGCGTTAGGGCTAGTTCCCTGCGCCCTTGAATAAAAAAGCGCAGTCGCGCTGAAGCGCCATCATTACGGCCTGGAACACGACGGGGTAGCCGTTCATGTCGATGAGCTTGTTCACGATCTCCTCGGCCTTCTGCGGCAGGAAGTAGCCGCCGCCCTGCACCTTCAGGCCGTAGCCTGCGATGGCCGCAAGCTCCTTGAAGGTGAACATGCCGTCGTTCTTGTAGAACGAGGCGATGATGGGCGTGTGGCGCTCCTCGTAGAGGTCGATGCGCTTGCGCGAGAATCGGATCTCGCAGACGTGGCCGCGCACGGTGAAGGTCTGCGACTCCATGCTCTCGGGGTCTTGTTCAAGCTCGTTCACGATGTCTTCGGTTTCTGCGGCATCTGCGGCGGAATCCTCAAGGAATGCGTCGAGTTCGGTGTCTTCTGTCATTGGTCAGGCTCCTTAGCTGTTGGAAACGGTGATGGTGGCTGCGGTGATCTGCTCCTCGGATGCGGTCTCGTAGAGCCACGGCTTGCCCGTGCCCTGGAACTCCATGGAGTAGGTGGCGTTGTCGTCGTTCGGCGCCTCGAAGCTGTCGGAGGACACGAGCGCGAGGCCCATGCGCAGCGGAACGTACTTGGTGTTCGCGCTCGTGCGGATGCGCTTGCAGACCTTCAGGCACAGGTACTCGCCCTCGGCAAGCGCCTTGGCGACGGTCTTCGTGGCGGAGTCGTCGGGCGAGTACAGGCCGTCGATGGATGCGTCCCAGCTCTTGGAGCTGGCGAACTTGAGCGTCCAGCCGCCGATGGCGTCGTCCTTGGTCGCGGCCTCTGTGTTGTCCTGGCTCATGTTGAATTTGAGTCCCTGCTGGCCGCTCACGGCGAGCAGCTCGGTGCCGGTCTTGTCGGTAACGAGGGCAACGATGTCGTTGCCGCTGAGGGCCTTGGCGGTTGCTGCGTCGAAGTCGCAGCCGATGAGGTTGGTGTCCTGCTGAGCAGTAGGCATCTCGGTTCCTTTCTAGTTCTTGACGCGGAGGCCGTAGCAAACGCGGAAGGTGAACTCCGCGATGGCGTGGCCCTCGTCGGTCTCGTCTTTCTTTACGGTCTGCACGCCGTTGCAGGTCGTGCGGTAGAGGCTGAACGGCGCTGGAAGCTCGAAGCCGTCAGCAAGCGCCTGTTCGAGCCGCTGCACCATGCCGAGCACCTTGGCGTTGCTGTATGGGCGCACTGGCTCGCTGATGCAGTGCACCCAAACGGTGATGGCGTCGATGTACATGGTTTTGGTGTTCTCAGGCTGCGTCGATTGCAGCTCGACGCTGTAAAGCGGCGAATCACGATTCTCTGGGCTGTCGTAGCAGCTGGTGCCGGTACCCGCCTCGATGGCCTCTATGAGGCAACCGAGGAACACCGCGAGGCTTAATCGTTGGATCATCGCGCCCTCCCTAGAGCTTCCGTAGCTGGTCGATTAGGTCTTGTCTGAATATCGGCTCTTGCGCCTTGACGTTGCGCTGCAGGAATCGCTGCCCCTCCACGTATCCGCCGTTCACCGTGCGGTGGCCGTACTCGACGTGAGGCGCGTAGTCCTTCGCGTATCCGACGGTGTCGCCGGACTGCCCCAACGACATGCGCAGCTCGCCGTGTGGCCCACCAGGCCTGGTCTTCTCGGTAGATACGGGCGTTCCGCCGTCCGCTTTGCCACGGTTGTAGATTTGGGCCATGTTCTTCATGATCACGGCCTCGAACCTTACGTGCGAAAGGCGGTTGAGCTTTCCGGCAAGACCGTTCACGTCGCGTATCACGAGGCCCATGGCTTGCACCTCTTGACGCTCACGACGGTTGCGTCGCCGTCGGCCATGACGTTCTCGACCTCGTAAGAAGCCCCTTTGACCTCGACGCCGCAGACGTCGGCGAAGTCGGTTGCCGGGCGCTTGGTGAGCAAAGAGCGCGAAACGCTGTCGAAGGCGTTTCCCGTCTCGGCGCTGCGAGCCTTGTGGCTCGGGCCGAAGCGCACGAAGAAGTCGAACGCCTCGACGGTCGAGCAGACGGGGTTGTGCAGCTCGTCGGTGCCCGTCTGCTCGCGCCTGAACGCCCTGGCCCTGTACCACTTCATCGGCGCGCCCCCATGAACTTGATGCCCTTGGGGCGGCACGCGTCGCGCAGGGCCTCGATGTCGCTCGAATAGGCGGACAGCACGTCGTCGATGAACGAGTTCGACATGCTGCCGCCGTCGGACGCTGACTCGGAGGTGCTGCCCTCGTAGCCGCGCAGGCGCAGGGCCTTCACCGCCGCATCGACGGCGATTGACTCGGCCAGGCGCGGAAGCCGCTCGACCTTGAGGCGGATGAGCAAGCGGTCGGTGACCGTCTGGATCATCTCCTCGATGGCGGGGTCGTCGGGCATGGCCTCGTCTGGGAGGTATCGCGCCTTAACGCGGTCTACGAGCGCGGCCATGGGCTAGCCCTCCACGTGGTCGGAGGCCTCAAGGGCCTGCGTGGATGTCGTGTCGATGGTCGCGATGATGTGGCCGTAGACATTAGGCAGCACGGGGATGAACACGCCGGAGGCCTTCGTCCACGTGGCCACGGGGTCGGGGGTATCCCAGCGGGTGCAGGTGACGAACTGCATCTGGCGCTTCTCGTCGAAAGCGCCGCCCTGCTCAAGCTCCTCGGGGGTGACGCCCCAAAGGCCCGCGCCCACGGAGCCGTCGTAGCCCACGGAGCACATGACGAACTTGTCCTCGGGGAAGAAGCGGCCCTGGGACACGCTGCCGCCCTCGGCCCCGATGATGCCGTAGCGCTCCTCGTCAACGGTCAGCGTGAGGCCGTTGAACTGCTGCGCGAGCAGGTTGTTCACCTGCGCCAGGCTGGGCAGGATGCCCGCGCCGTTGACGCCGAAGATGGCCTTCTGCACTGCGGCGTTGCGCTGGATAAGGGAGAACACCTTCTTGGAGGTGACGGCCACGGTCGGGGTCTGGCCCTTGCCCTGCGCGATGGTCACCCAGCCGTCGATGTCTCCAAGGATGTCGGCTTCGGCAACCGCCCACTTGGCCGTGACCTTCTGGTCTTCGGGCACGCCGAAGTCGATTTCCATGGACACGTTGTTCTCGGCGATGATCATCTTGCCCGTGGTCAGGGCCTCAATTTTGGCCTTCTCGGCGCGCGTGACGACAGACTCGGCGGTGCGGGCGACGTCATCGAAGACGTAGCGGCGCACGGAGTCCATCTGCATGTCGAGGCCGCGAGTGATGCGGCGCAGGCGCTCGGAGAGGTTGATCTTCTCCTTGATGAGCAGGGACTCGGTGGTGACGCGCTCGAACGGCACGCGGGAACCGATGTGTGCCTCGGTGTCGAAGCCGTGGATCATGGCAACGGTGGGCAGGTTGCCGTTCTCGGCCAGGCGCGTGTACTCGGCCTCGATGTACTGCGTCTTGCGGTCGGGGAACAGGCGGGAGCCTGTGTAGCTGCGCTGGACGTTGAAGCCCTGCGAGAAGTCGAGCATGTCGCGCTCGGTGATGAGTTCAGAGATGAGACGCATGTTGCGCTGCTCCTTTCGTTAAACCAGGTAGAGGCCTGCTGCGGCGAGGTCTGCCTTCTTCGCCTTGGCCTCGGCGGATACCTTGTCGACCTTGAGTCGGCCCTGGAAGATGACCGCAGCCGGGCACTTGTCGGTGTCGGTCATGTCGTAGTCCTCAAGGAACACGCCGAACTCGGACGTGCCCGTGAAGAGTGCGCCCGCCTTGATGAGCTTGCGGCCATCGACCTCCTTGGCCATGGCCTGCGTGGCGGTGCGGGTCTTCGCGACGATGCCCACCTCGGAATCGAGGATGCTTTGGGACTCGCCGTAGGTGAACGCCTTATTGAGCGCCATCTTTCTTTCCTCCGTTCATTCGGTTGCTGTAATCGGATGCGAACTTCGATGCGAAGGACTGGCTGGGCTTGGCGCCCGCGCCGTCCTTCGGGGGCTGGCGCTTCAGCGCCTCCTGCACGGCGGCGTTTACCGCCTTGGGGAACAGCTCCTTGATCTTGGAGATGGCGGCGTTGGTGTCGTCGGCCTTCTCCGTAACGAACATGGACAGCAGCTCGTCGCCGAGGTCGATGCCTGCGGCCTTCAGCTCGGAGCGCGCGACGCCCATCTGCTCGGCGAGGTTGATGCGACGCTCAAGCTCGGCCTTCTCGCCCTGGGCCTTCTTCAGCTCGTACTGCGCGCGCTGCAGGTCGTTCATGCCCGCCAGCTTCTCGGCCTCGGAGCGCTTGTCGTCGGCCTGCTGCGCAAGCTCCTCGCGGATGCGCTTTTCGAGCTTCTTGCCCTCGCGCGCGAGCTTCTGCTGCACGATGGCGTTCACCTCGTCGTCGGTGTACGTCTTGCCCGAGGGCTTGGGGTCGGTGCCGTTGCCCTCGTTGCCGCTAGGCTCGGGGTCTGGGTCGGTGCCCTCATTGCCTTCTGTACCATCGCTTGCGGGGTCGGCACTTCCGCCCTGCGGCGGCGTGAGGTTTCCGCCCGCTACGCCAGCGAACTTCTGTCGGTTTCCGTCTTTCGCCATGTTTCGCACCCTCCATAAGGTTTCTCGTGGCTCATGCCTGCACGTTTCGCCGTAGCTTTTAGCGGGTTCCACGCCTGCCCGATGCCGTGGCTTTTAGCGACTTCAACGCTCGGTCGGTCTTTGACCAAGCCAGTGTCCCGCGTGCGTGAGATTCGCCCGCTACGAGGGGTCTAGGATGTCTTCAAGGCGTTCTAGCGTCGGCAGATCGGCAAGGCGCATGACCTCCGCGCCTTCGTCGGTTATCACCACCATGGGGATGCGCGTTATGCGCTCGGAGTTGTTCAGCCGCTCCATGAGGCCGTCCCATGCCCAGTGCTCGCGCACCTGGTCTGGGTATTCGGCTGCAAGCGGCTCTATGACCGCCTTCCTGTAGGCTTCGCACGCGGGGCAGCCCCGGCGTGTGATGTACTCGGCCCTAATCACGTCTCCTCCAATCGGCAAAAGAAAAGCCCCCATGTCGGGGGCTTCGTTCTACCGGGGAGGTGAGAAGGGTGTTCGGTTTTAGCGGTGGAGTTCCTTGTTGCGCTTGCGGATGATAGCCTCGGCCTGCTCTTGGCTTATCTCGTCAAGCCAAAGCTCGCCTACCAGCACGGCCCACAGGTCGTTGTCGTCGCGCCATCTTCCTAGCGTGAAGTTGTAGGTCTCTGCGGTACCCGCCTCAAGGTCGATGCGCGACACGCGCTTCACGGAATCGTCGGTGTAGTAAATCATTTGCGCACCTCCTCGATGTTGGGCGGGGTTGAAAGCCCGTCGGACAGCTCTATCATGCGGCGCACAAGCTCGGCGCGCCGTTTCGGGTCGGTCTCGGGAAGCCGCTGCTCCTCGTAGAGCTTGTGAAGTTCGTTCTCCTTTAGGGCAAGCGACTCGGGCGTGTGGAACTGAAGCTCGAACTTGAAGCCGTCGGGCGTCTCGAACTGGCAGTTGACGCCACGATAGGTCACGCCCGTGCTCTGCAGCGTGTTCTTGACCTTGACCAGAGTATAGCCAGCCTTCTCAAGCTCGGTGCGGATGCGGGCGAACTCGTCGGCGAAGCTGGCCGTTTGAAGCTGGTAGGTGTACCGCAGCACGTCGTGGATGGAGTCGGCCGCTTCCTGCTCGCTCATGGTCTTGTCGTACGAGTCGGTGCGAATCTTGCGCGCGAGCGACTGCTGGCCCTTGAGCCTGAAATCAAGCCCCGCGAGCGTCGAGCCTACGCGCTGAAGCGATTGCAGGAACGACGTGGTTCCAGGCTCTCGCACCATGGCGTCGGAGCGCAAGCGCGTGGCTTGGGTGCCCGAATCGCCTCCGCGCTTCTGCACATACTCGTCTATCCACTTATCCCAATCGGCCACCTCAATGGTGTATGAGCAGCGGCACCACGGGTGCATGGGCGGGAAGTTCGTGCCTGGCATGCGCTCGGACAACTTGGCGGGGTGCTGCTTCTGGTAGGCCTCAAGCTCGCGGCACACCTCGCAGGCCTTGCCGTCGTGTATGCAGCTTATGGCGTAGCTTTCGAACTCGGACTCGTGAACGCGGGCCTGCGCCTCGTTGAAGAGGTACGTGCCCTCGGTGTACACGAGGCGCATAGCCGTTCGGGTGCCGCTGTGGTTCAGCCTCGCCCGAAGCTCGCGCGAGATCTCGTCATAGGAGACGCCGCGCGCTATGAGCTTCGAGAAGTCGTCGTTGAGGTAGCTCGCCAGCTTCTTGCGGTTTGCCCAGATGCGCGCCGAGAAGTCTTCACCGGCGGCCCATGCCGCCCCCACGGTGGCCTTGACCACCTCGGAGTCGTAGCGGTAGAAGTCCTTGCCGAAGCCCAGCTCCTCGGCGGCCATGTTGGCCGCGCGGCGCGCCTGCTCGGAGAAGTGGCGCTGAAGCTCTGCCTGCTCGATGGCCCCTATCTCGTACTGCTGGATGCGTATCTGAAGCTGGATGGCCTCAAGCTCGTTCAGCCGGTAGATGGACTCGCGGACGGGCATGAGGTCGGCGTACTGCGGGTACTTCTTGGCAAAGTCGTTCATGCGCTCCATGAGTAGGGTGTGGTCTTCCGCGCTGATGGATTGCAGCAGGCGGCGGTACTCGATCACCTTGTCCTCGCCGTACTGGGCGTAGTAGGCGGCTATGAGGCGGTCGAGCTTGGCCGCCTCGCTGGCGTACACCTTCTCAAGGCGCTTGCGCAAGGCGGACTCGTCCTTCTCAAGCTGCGCAAGGAACTCGTCTCGGCGCTCGCGCCAGTACTCGTCGCTAGGCTTGCTCATCGCTGCCCATAAGAAGCTCGATGATCTGCGCCTTGGTGGCGTTCTTCGGAAGGGCCACGCCGCTTCCCTTGGCAAGCTCGCGCAGCTCGTTGATCTTCATGGCCATCAGGCCGGCGTTGTCGTCCGCCTCGGGCTGCTCTTCGGCAGGCTCGGGTTCGGCCTCTTGCGCAGGCGCTTCCTGCTGCTGTTCCGCCTCGGGCTGCGGTGCACCGCTCGGCTGCTCCTTGATTGCGTACGTTGTCGTATCCACCAGGGAGCCGATCGTCACGAGGTCTTCGCGGATGTAGCCGCCCATGGTCAGCTCAAGCCAGCCGGGTGCGGCATCCTCGACGTGCGCGGCGCAACCGCTGCCCATCGTTCCGATAATTGGCGCCTCTGTGCTCGGCTGCTCGCGGATGGCAAGGCGCTTGCCTCGGCTATAAATCGCTACCTTCATCGTTGGTTCCTTCCTCTTCGGTGTCATCGGCCTGAGCCGTCCTATTGGTGGGCATGCCGCCGCTTATGGCGTCGGCCTTCTCTTCCTGCTCGTCGCGCTTGCGCTGCATCTCTGCCTTCGGGTCGCTCACGCACGAGAGCACGGAAAGCTGGGTCTCCTCGGACACGATGCCAGAGAGCTGCCCGGCCACGCTTGCCTCGGATTGCAGGTCGTCGGGCATGTTGCGGTGCATGGTCACTTCCACGGCCTGCCAGTCGTCGCCCGCGAAATCGGCGTTGGGGTAGGTGGCCAGAAGGCGCATGCGCTCCTGCACGCCGCGCCTGAACTTCAGCTCTTTGTTTCGCGCCAGGTTGCTCATGGGCATCATGCGCATCTTGAGCGCTATGCCGGAGGCCGTGGCGAAGTTGTCGTCGGTGATGTCGGGCACCATGGCAGTCTTGTAGATGAGCGTTTCCAGGCGGTTGATGAGGTTTTCCTGCACGCCGTCGGCGTTCGGCTTCACGAGGAACATCACGTCGAGGCCCTCGGTCGATTCGCCGAACAGGTTGATGATCTTGTTCTCGCGGATATTCTCTATCTCGGACTCGTCAAGCTCCTTGCCCTTGACCACCATGTAGCAATCGCTGAAGTACTCGACGTCGTTGGCCTTCTCGGACAGCACGGCGTTGTACTGCTCGATGAGCGACAGCACGCCCTCGTAGAGGCCGCGCCCCTCGGTATTCTGGCGGAAATCGACCGCGGGCACGCTTCCGAACGCATGCGCGCTAGGCTCGCCGAAGGCGAAGCCATCGTTTGTGCGGGCGAAATCGACCACCTGCGCGGCATCCGACCAGCTGCCCTTGATGGCCCCGTCGTCGCCGTAGAACCAGCGCACGAAGAACAGCGGGCGCTTCAGCACGGAGTCGTCGTACACCATGAAGGCGGTCAGCGGCGCTACCGCGATTGAGCGCGGCATGCCGTCCTCGTCTTGGTAAAGCATCTCGTAGGCATGGCCGAACTTCGAGGCCATCTTCGAAAGCTCTGCGTCCACGTCCTCCTGAAGGTTTCTCGCCGTGAACTCGGCGATGAACGCCTCCACGGCGCTTTTCCGCGAATCGGGCATCCCCTCGGCGTTTCGCACTGAAAGCGTCATGGGCACGCCGATGAAGTAGCCCTCGAAGGTCTGCGTGATGGTGTATGCGAAGTCCGCCGCCATGCGGTTGTCGGGCTTGTAGTCGGGCTTCCTGCGCCAGGCGCGGTCGAAGATGGCGTAATGGCCCCTGTAGGCCGCGTCCAGGTACTCGTAGCGCGGCTTGTGGGCCTGCTCGAACTCGTCGATGAGCCTCTGAAGCAGCTCGGGCGTCATCTCGGTGCCGGCGGGCACGCGGAAGTCCTCGGTCTCAGGCTCGCGCTGCATCTGGTCGTAGTAGAAGGAATGGAACTCGTGCGCCACTTATATGCCTCCCTTGAAGAACTTCACGCCCGGCTTGCTCTGCCACTGCCTTATCGCGCTTGCGAGCGAATCCGGCATGTCGTCGTGCGCTGCGTTCTCGCTGTAGTCGAGCACCTGGTTCAATGCGTCCGCGTCGAGCGGGTACTGGTCGCAGTCGAGGAACCTCACGTTGGCCCACTGGCTGCGCAGGTGCGTGCTTATCTTGATGTACTTGTTCTCCGCCTCCTGGTAGGAGCAGCACGGGTGCCCCCTGCGGATGATGGACTTGCGCAGATAGCCCTTGTCGGCGTTCGACTCGCAGAAGACGGTGCCGATGCGCAGGGCCTTGCACTCCTTCAGGATCTCGTCGAGGCAGTCGTCTACGTGCCTATGCCACATGCGGATGTGCGCGTACCAGATGCCGTTCCTCTCCCTAACGCAGGTGAAGGCCGTATAGTCAGCGCCGCCGTAGCTCGCGTCTATGTGGCCTATGCCGTCCGCCAAAAGCTGCGGCTCTTTGAAGAACTGCGCGTTGGTGAACATGGCGTCCTCGTCGGCGATGTGCTTCAGCTCGTAGTTGGCAGCGAAAAGCGAAGGCGACATGCTGGCGCGCACGCGCTCTATGTCCTCGCGGCTCATGAGTCCCGTCTCGAAGCAGCTCCATCGGCGGATGTTGGGCATCAGCTGGAAGGCGTCGTCCTTGTGCCACGGCGTGCCCGTGTTGAAGATGCGCCCGCCTCGGTTGCGGATGTTCTGAAGCTCCATGTACAGCAGCTTGATGCGCTCGCGCTCGGCTGCGGACACCCTATCCTTCACGTTCACGATGTCGTCGGTGAACACCTTGTCGGCGTGCTTGCCCGTGAGAGAGCCGCCGCAGCCAAGCCCCAGCAACTGGGGAGCGCCCGACACGCCCTGTTTGAGGTTCGTCGACACCGAGGACTGCGTGGCCTTGGTTATCACGAGGTCGGTGCCGTAGAGCATGCGCCCGAGGGCCTGGAACCACTCCGATTGAAGAACGTTGGCCGTGGCCGTCATGACCTCCGCCACGTCGTCGTCGGTCTTGCGCAGGAATATGACGCGCTCGCCGGGGAACAGCACGAGGATGAAGGCGAACGAGATGTGCAGGCACGTGGTCTTGAACGAGCCTCGGTGCGCCTGGATGGTCTCGTCCTCGGTGCCGAACACCATGTCCTTTATCCACTTGTTGTGCAGGTCGGTGAGCTTGTCGTATCCCAGCTTCACGGCTATGTCGGCGGGGCAGTCGTACACCAGGTCGATGAGGTCAGCCCTTGTCGGCATGGCGCTTCGCCTCTATCAGCTTGCCGATCTCCTCAGCCGCGTGCGACACGTCCGCTGCCACCTCGACCTTCTCGACGGGCTTCTCGCCTGCGGTGTCGCGAAGGAACTGAAGCGCGGCTATGTCGCCCTTCATGGCCTTCCTGGCGACCTTGATCACGCTTATCTCGGAGACCGTGAGCTTGCGGTCGGGGTAGTCCTCGAAGGACATCCCCTCCAGCTCGTCCAGCTCGGCGTCGGTGCCCTCGAACGGCATGTGCAGCACGGTCTTGGCGATCTCCTGCAGCTGCTTCTTCTCGCGGCGCTTCTTGGCGGCGGCCTTGCCGGCCTTCGAGGCAGCGGCCCGGCGCTGCTCGGGCGTCTGGTCGCGCTTCGGCTTGATGAGGTTCTGGTCGTTCATGGCTAGTCCTCGAACGTGAGGCCCATGAAGCGCAGGCGCTTGTCAAGCTCGGCGAGCGCGCCGAAGTCGTTGGAGCCGTACACGAGGGCGTGGACGATGGCGGTGTCCATGACGTACTGCCATTGGCGCTCGTCCCAGCGGTCGCTGCAACGGTCGTCGCGCCACGCGTTGAACCATGTGACGGTCTCGGCGGGCCAGTCTGTGTCGGTGGGAAGTGTGGGCTTCTCTCGCTTGGCTGCCATGCGTTCACTCCTCTCTGTTTTTGCTTTGACGATGGAAAGGGCCAGCGCCTTATGATCGCGCTGGCCCTGGGTTCCCCCTTAGTAGGAGGAGCGGCCGGAAGAGCTGCCGCGA